AATCTGCAGGAACAAGAATCAGAAAAGCAATGCAAGAAATTAAGACTTTAGCACAAGATGTTAGAGTTGAAGTTCAAAACAAAAAAAATAACAATTAGTAATTATTAAATTAAAGGAGAATTATTATGGCATTAGATTTAGATGCAATCAGACGTAAGCTTAATAACTTACAATCTCAAACAGGTAGACAGGATAACCTATGGAAGCCAGAACCTGGAAAAAATCAAATTAGAATTGTACCTTATCAATTCAACAAAGACAATCCATTTATTGAATTGTATTTTCACTATGACTTAGGCAAGAAAAACTATTTATCACCAGTTACATTTGGTGAAGCTGACCCAGCTGTAGAATTTGCTGAAAAGCTTAAGGCTACTGGAAATCAAGATGATTGGAAATTGTCAAGAAAACTAGAACCTAAAATGAGAACTTATGTTCCTATCCTTGTAAGAGGTAAAGAATCAGAAGGTGTTAAATTTTGGGGATTTGGTAAATCTGTATACCAAGAATTATTAAGTTTTATTGCTGACCCAGATTATGGTGATATTACTGACCCTAATAGTGGTAGAGATGTAGTAGTTGAATATTTAACACCAGATGAAGCTGGTAATAGTTTTGGTAAAACAACTATTAGAGTTAAGCCAAACCAAACAGCTGCAACTGAGGATTCAAATGTTGCTGAAAAAATTATTAATGGTCAAAAAGACATTAACGAAATTTTCAGAAAAGTTTCATATGATGACTTAAAAGTAGCATTGGAAAATTGGTTAAACCCAGACGGTGAATCAAATGAAGGGGAACCAACTCCAGCTGCAACTACGACTCAGACTTCACAACAGGAAGGTGTAAAAAAGACTGACGATATT